CGCAGACATTGTCAACTACCATGCGGCACCAGTTACAGTTATCACAGGTGCTAAGGCCTCTTCCCTTGAAAAAGGTCCGAAGAAGGTCTGGGGCGGGCTACCAAAAGACGCTCAAGTTTTTAATCTAGAAGGCGGTGGACAAGGCCTTCAAGGTGCAATGGAGTACCTAAAGATAATCAAGACTGCAATGCACGAAATGGTTGGTGTGCCAGAGACTGCTCTTGGTCAAGTACAGCCTATTTCAAATACTTCTGGCGTTGCACTTTCTATTCAGTATCAGCCATTGATGAACCGTTACCAACAGAAGTTAATCCAATATGGTGAGGGTCTTCAACGAATCAATGAGCTTATTCTTCTTACACTTGCTTTTAAAGAGCCAGAAGTGTTTACGTATAACCCAGCTGTGAACGGCCCAATTAAGCCAAACCAACTTCCACAACTAGACCCAGCTGATCCGTTAACTTACGAGTCACAAGTACATTTCCCACCTCCACTACCTCTAGATAAGCTTATTGTTTTGAATGAAATTCAAACTAAGATGGGCATGGGTCTTGAGAGTCGTGAAGGCGCATTACGTCAACTAGGCGAAGAGTTCCCAGATGAGAAGCTCGAGGAAATTCGTGCAGAGCTTATCTCTGACGCTAAGGCTGACGGGGCTATCCAACTTATTAAGAATCAAATTACATCTTCTATCGCGTCCCTAACTGGCATCATGCCTGATGGGGAACTACCTCCAGGAGCACAACCTGGACAAGGGGTAGGACCTGGACCAACAGGTCAGCCTGGAGTAATCAGCCCTATTGAAGAGGGTGTTCTCCAAGAGCTACAACAAGTGCAAGTAGATCTGGTAACTAAAGCGTACGGAACAACTATCCCTCAAAGGAGAACTCCGGACGAAGATAAACCAGAATAACAGTTTAGGCAGACAAACTTGAAAGAGTTTGAAAACCTTCTCTTACCTATCAATCCGCAGGTCATCGTGGCACTAATTCGGACAACGACCTCTTAAACCTAAGGAATAAGCATGGCTGAAACAAAGAATATTGTTGATACACCGGAAGCTCAGGAAGCTTTTTTAACTGACGTTCCAGTAGCAACAGAAACAAAAGTAACACCTGTAGTAGCGGCTGAGTCTCTAACAGACCGGTCATACACAGAAGAAGATCTAAAAAAAGTACGAGAGCAAGAAAAGTCAAAACTGTATCCACAAATTGACTCTCTAAAAGAAGAGTTAAATGTGCTAAAGAAGGAACGTGAAGAACGTCTAGCTGAATCTGCACTTCGTGCAGCAGAAGCAGAAGCAGAGGCTAAGAAAAAGGCCGAATCTGAAATGGATGTTCGTCAACTTCTTGAAGCTAAGGAACAGGAATGGGCTCAGAAGTTGGAAGCCGAACGCTTAGAACGCGAACGTGCATTCACTCTTCTAGAGCGGGAACGTCAGTATGCGGAGCTCACTGAGTACCGTACACGTCGTTTAGAAGATGAGCGTGACAACATCATGCCAGAGCTAGTAGATCTTATTTCAGGAAACACGCCTGAAGAGATAGAACAAAGTATTACAGGACTAAGAGAGCGATCTTCAAGAATCCTGGAATCGGCGCAATCTGCTATGCAGAATGCCCGTAAAGAAATGACAGGGAGTCGTGTAACAGCGCCCCCATCCGGACCGATGGACACTAATATGGAGCAAAATCAGTTTACTGCGGAACAAATTGCCGCAATGTCGGTTACCGAATACGCAAAATACCGAGGAAAGTTGCTGGGTAAATCCGCATCTGACCGAGGCAAGGGAATCTTCGGGTAAGAAGTTACCTAACCAATTAAAATCTAACTAAGGAGTAATACCGACATGGCATCAGCCGTAACAGGTACCGGCAATTTAGCCGCAGCACCTACAGCATACTCTGGCTCCAATAGCCAGCTAACACAAGCAATTCAGACCATCTGGTCAAAGGAAATCCTTTTCCAGTCAATGCCAATCCTTCGCTTCGAGCAGTTCGCTGTTAAGAAGACTGAACTTGGAGTTGCACCTGGTCTTCAGATTAACTTTATGCGTTACAACAACCTCGGCTTCGCGGGTTCACTCGTTGAAGGCGTTCGTATGTCAACAAACGCACTAACAGCACAGCAATTCTCAATCACAGTTGCAGAGCATGGCTATGCAATTGCTGTATCTGAGCTTCTGCTCAATGCTTCATTCGATGACGTAATGGCTTCAGCTTCACGTCTTCTTGGTCGTAACATGGCTCTCTACCTTGATGGCCAGGCACGCGACACACTTATGGCAGCATCTTCAGTTATTTACGGCTATGACCGCACAGGTCTTTCAGCTGCAAACGACTGGTACGGAACAGGTACCGCTGGTACAAACCGTGCATCTCTAACAGGTGAGTTTGCTCTATCTACAGCAACCGTTAAGGACGCAGTAGAAACACTTGCAACAAAGAACATCCCTCGCCTTGGTGAGACATATGTTGCTTTCGTTCACCCACACCAGAGCCGTAAGCTTCGTGACAATCCAGAGTTCATTGAAGTAACAAAGTACGCTGCTCCAGGAAACTTCATGCTAGGTGAAATTGGTCGTTTGTACGACACAGTATTCATCGAAACAACACAGATCGAAAAGGTTGCAGGCGGAGCTGGCTCAGGCTACTCAGCTGATTCAGCTGTTTCACCAATCGTTTACCCAACTGGTGGAGGATACACATCTCCAGCAACAAAGACAGGTAACGGAGCTAAGGATCGCTACACAGCAATCTTTATCGGTGACAACGCATTCGGTCACGCGATCTCTCTTCCAGTAGAACTCCGCGATGGCGGTATTCTAGACTTCGGTCGTGAGCACGCACTTGCTTGGTACGCTATCTACGGTCTTGGTCTAATCACTGATCAGTCTGTAGTATTGGCAGAAACCAACTAATTTAATCAGAGTGGGGGCGGGCCTTAAAACCCGCCCCCAACACAAACAATAGGAGAATAATAATCGTGTCAAAAGCAAAAGTAACAGACGTCACAGGACGTCAACGCGAAGAGCAGATTAAGGCTCACGCAGAAGAACTTGCACAACGTGCAGGAGAAATGTCAATGGCTACTGCAGACGCTGCAGCAAAGCTAGAAACAGAAGTTTTGGACTTAACTGTTCCAAATAAAGCAACCGTTATTGATGAGGTTGAAACCGTAGGCGTAAGTCTTGCAGACGATACACAGGTTATTCGTGTCGCTGAAGACCTAGATTTTGTAACTATCGGCGTAGGAAATCATTTTTCCTTTAAAGCCGGACAGAAATACAAGGTAGCAAAGCATGTTGCTCAGCACTTGCAAGAAAAGGGTTACCTGTACGAAAGGCTCTAATAAGCCTATTATCTAGATCGCCCTCGTAGACGACCGCCCTCCTGTCTACGAGGGCCCTTAACGTTTGTCCTGACTTATAACGGTAATCACGAGATTATATTGCTACACCAATTACCGGAGGATAACAGTGGCAACACTTGAAATGCTTTCTACTCGCCTTCGAAATGAGCTTGGCGATATGGGTCGTACCTTTGAGGAGACCTTCTCTGGTGATGGATCTACAAAAAGATACCAACTAACCACTGCCCCAGTTAAGGGAGCTACCCTTGTAGTTAAAGTGGGGGCAACTAACGTATCTAGTACGACCTCTGTAGAAGAGCAGACTGGCATGGTGGTGCTAGCAGTAGCCCCAGTAGACGGCGCAGTAATCACTATTACTGGAACCACATACAAATATTTTACAGACGCTGAGATTGAGTACTACATCAATACAGCTTTTGTTGAGCATGCTAGAACTACTACAGACTCTAATGGTAGTAAAGCTACTTTGCTATCCCTTCCTGGAATTGATGAATATCCCCTAGTAATTCTTGCGTCTACTATGGCGTTATATACCCTAGCTACAGATGCTTCTTTTGACATTGATATTATCTCTCCAGATGGCGTGTCTATTCCGCGATCTGAACGTTTTCGTCAGCTATCTGAAATTATTACTGCTCGTAAAGAACAATACCGAGAGATATGTAACTTGCTTGGTATTGGCTTGCACAAAATTGAAGTGTTTAACCTTCGACGCATTAGCCGCCTTACAAATAAGCTTGTTCCTATTTACCAACCTCAAGAGATTGATGACTCATCTCTACCACAAAGAGTTCGCCTATCTATCCCTACATACGGAGATATCACTCCAGAAAATGACGTAGTTCATAAAGACTTGTCTATGTACTCTGGGGACGATTTCAGCATTAAACTTAAGTTCTCACTTAATCTTGCTGGGTACACTCCTAAGGCAGAAATTAGACTGTTCCACACTGGTGGACGTGCACAAGTAGGTCCAGTAATTGTAGGAACATTTACAGTTACAAAGTTGCAATCAGTAACTGGTGGGATTTACGACATTGTTCAGCTTAGTTTGCCAGGATCTGTAACTTCTGAGTTACCACGCACTGCCTACTATGACATTCAACTAACAGATAACGCAACAAATAAAGTTCGTACGTACATGGCTGGAAAAGTCTTTACAGAAGAGCAGGTAACACTGTAATGTCTGATCCAGAGATCATTGAGATAATTGAACAACCTACAACAATAATTACTTTTGGTGCCGACTCTGTTGGTTCAGTAGGCCCTACAGGACCACAAGGTCCTTCAGGACCACTTGGCGCTACTGGGGCTACAGGCGCAACAGGTGCACGTGGCGCTACTGGAGTAAGTGGACCAACAGGTGCGACTGGTCCAACCGGTGCAACCGGCGCAGCAAGTACTGTAACTGGCCCAACAGGACCAACCGGTGCAACTGGTTTGTCTGGAACCGCAGGCTCTACAGGACCGACAGGTCCTTCAGGTGCTATTGGTTCTACTGGCGCAACCGGCGCAACTGGTGCAACTGGTGCACAAGGTATTCAAGGTGTAACTGGTCCAACCGGTGCTACTGGCGCAACTGGCCCTGTTGGAACATCCATCCATCTTCGTGGAACAGTTGCTAACACTTTTGATCTTCCAGCTATTGGTAACTCAATTAATGATGCGTTTATTGTTTCTGCAAATGGAGACTTGTACGTTTGGAGCGACACTGACCCACGTTCTTGGGTAAATGTTGGCGACATAGTTGGTCCTGTGGGCCCAACTGGTCCAACAGGAGCAGCAAGCACAGTTACCGGACCAACTGGTGCGGCAGGTGCAACTGGAGCTGCCGGTGCAACTGGTGCTACTGGACCAACGGGCGCAACAGGTCTAACAGGTGCTACAGGCGCTACTGGTCCTACAGGAGCGGCGGGATCAAATTCAAATGTTCCAGGACCAACTGGCCCTACTGGTGCTGCAAGCACCGTACCGGGCCCTACAGGCGCTACTGGGGCGACAGGTCCTACAGGGGCAACAGGAGCGACAGGAGCAACAGGTGCAGCGAGCACAGTTACTGGACCTACGGGTCCTACAGGAAGCACAGGATTACAAGGAGCGACTGGACCAACTGGAGCTACCGGAAATGTGGGAGCAACTGGACCAACTGGTGCCACAGGATCTACAGGATTAACTGGAGCCACAGGAGCAACAGGGTCTACTGGTCCAACTGGACCTTTGGGCTCTACCGGCCCTACAGGTGCAACAGGATTAACTGGAGCAACCGGACCAACAGGTCCTACAGGCGCAACTGGTTTAACTGGTCCTACAGGACCGACCGGCGCAACAGGTGCTACAGGTGCTGCAGGTCAATCTTCAAGTTTCTATAAATACAACGCTAGTAGTAATATTAACGGCACCCCATCTAATGGACAACTAAGGTGGAATAACTCAACTCAAACTAGCGCTACTACAATTCATGTAAGTCACATGACACGTGACAGTGTAGATATTGATGTTTTCTTAGCCATCTTAAAAACAAATGACCACATTATTGTTCAAGATGAAAATAATTCAACAAACTATCAAAAATGGACACTCTCAGGAAATCCTACAATTGTTGATAACTCAGATGTTCTTTTTCCTGTAACCCTTACCTCATCATCTGGACTTGGTACTACAAATTTTTCTAATGGTCACGACCTTCTACTTATTGTTATTAGCTCTGGAACTGTTGGGCCAACAGGTCCAGTTGGACCTACGGGAGCAACTGGTAATGCGGGTCCTACAGGACCTACTGGAGCACTAGGTAAGTTTGCGTACTCCACATTGCCAACCGCACCTGCTGCTGGTGATGCTTGGTTTGACCCAGAAACTGGTAAGGCTTTCATATACTATGACAGCTACTGGGTAGAAGTA